CGTAGTCAGCCCGATCGCTCGAAGCTTGCCGTTCGTTTCGAGCCGCGTGCTGAATTGGTGAGCAGCCTGATTGCCCATCAAGAACGGAGTCGTTTCCGTCGGCGATGCTGCGGTTTCGAAGATGCAAATCGTCAGTGCCATCTGAGAGTGCGTCGAAGGATCGGGGAATCCAGAGTCGTTCGACAAGAACGCATCGCCGCGCGAGCGTTGACCCTTCCGCGTCCAGCCCGTGACCGTCTGGTGGTTGTCGTGCCGCGACCCTTCGTCGGTCAGCGAAACGCCACCGAGCGCGTCGACGTACGGAGCGCTCGTGTCCTGCATGAGCCAGAGCCTGGTCGGCACAGGAATTCCTGTGCCCGCGAGCAGCTCGGTCCACTCGGTCGCGTTCTGCGGGACGTACCAGCCCGACGTTGCATCCTGCGTGACGGCCACGATCGCGAAAGTAACGCGAAGCGACTCAGATGTCCCGCCCCGTTGCGAGCTGTCGCCTAGGACCTTGGAACAGCTCGCTCGCCGAGCTCGCTACGGGTCTGCGAAGGTGATCGTCACCGTGATCCGCGTCGTCGAATAGGTCGCTAGCTGGCGCTTCGAGACCTGGATCGTCGTCTCGACCGACGGGATGGGCGCTATCCCGATGAAGCAGTGGAGCACATCGTTGACGGGCGAGACGCCGGTCTCGTCGATCATGATGAACGCTTGCGCGCCGATCTTCCTGGAGACCGCGTTCGCACCGGATGGCTGCGCAGCGCCGAAGGTCGCGATCGCATCCTTGATCTGGTCAGCGAGGTCGGCCGGAGCTCGCAGCGGATCGGCTTCGACCGCGATGTCGATGTAGATTTGAAGGATCTCGGGCCGGCTGTAGTAGATCGTCTGCACCGTGCCCTGCGAATCGGTCACGAGGCCGAAGGTCGCATCGCCGGAGTAGCTGCGGATTCCCAGCGGCGCGTTCGCCCAGATCGTGTCCACGATTTGCTGTTCATCGCCACCCTGCACGAGCGCCTCGTAGCGATACGGCGGCAGGCCATCGGCATCAGTGACCGAGGTGTAGTTCGTGAAGACGGTCACTGCGGTAACGCCGTCGACCGAGAGGTCGGCGAGCGCCTGACGGAGCGCATCCGGCGTGCCCGTTCCGGCTCGAGAGAGGTCAGTCTCGCGCGCGAGCCGGAGCGATTCATCGCTCTGCACGGCCGCGCCGACCGAAGAGTCCCCGAGGTTGATCGCGGAGACCAAGCCGCCGACCGGGGACTCGATGTTGGTCACGTCGCCGGCCGCGGCGAAGATCGCGCCGGTCACATCGGCGACGTAGACCGCATCGACCGCGCCCGTTGCCGAGCCGAGGTATCGCCAGTGCGCAGTTCCGTCGGTGATGTCGCTGTCGCTCGTCGATGGACCCGAGCCCGAGCCTGCGCTCGAGCCGGAGGTGATGCACTGGTAGGCGTTGCCATTCGCGGTCACGCGATCGCCGAGCACCGTATCGGTCCCTTGCGAGTAGGCCGTCGATTCGGTCCAGTCGTCGAGCAGGAGGATCGCGGTGTCTACGACGAGGAGGAACTTCTGTCCTGTCGAGACCGCAGAGATCACGTGACCGGTCGTCACGAGCGTTCCCGGATCGCCGACGAGCGTCTCGGCGAGCGCGCTTGAGGTCGCCCCTTTCGCGAACGTCCCGGTAAGCAGCGCGAGCGCGCGCAGCATCGCACCGCTCGCCTTGTCCGGGTCGAGCATGTTGAAGCATTGCTCGAGTAGCTCCCACAGTCGGCCGAGTCGCTCGGCGACGACGCCGATGATGTGGCCAAGCAGCGTCTTGTCGCCGAGCGGCAGCGACGCGAAGAAGGTCTGTCGAAAGTCGAGCTCGACCGAGCTGCGGATGATGTCCGTGGTCTCGGGAATGAAGCCGTCTGGAGTTACGCCGAAGGTGGTCATTCTGTCACTCCAGGGCCAGCGGATTTCTGTGCGAGGGCCAGCGTATCCTGGGGCGTGTCGCCGAACAACGTTCGCGCCTGCCACGTCACGGTGAGCGTGCGCGTGCTGTCGAGAGCGAGCGTCAGCGAGATGACTTCGACGATGCCTGGCACGTCGAGGATCGCTGCGATGAACTCAGCTCTAGCAGTCGGCTCGTCGTAGTTCTCGAACATGATCTCTTCGTAGTAGGGGATGCCGATGTCGAGGTTCAGGAACCACTCCTCGGCAAACATCCCCATGCGGATCCGCGCGCCTTGCACGACCGCCTGCAATCCCGACACGAAGTGGAGACCTTGCTCGTCGAGTACGATGTCGCCATCGTCATCCATCAAGATGTCCTGCGGATCATTCTCGAGTGGCAGCGGCAGCGACATCACTTCACCTCGGTGGTTGCAGTCTTGTAGGCGTTGCGAAGGGTCGTGAATTGGAAGGCCTCGATAGCGGTCAAGATGTCCCCGGCCGCGGCCGTGCCTCCAGTGATCGTCCCGACCGCTGTCTTGATCGCCGTCAGAAGATCATCGAGAGCGTCGAGGAAATTGTCTGCCATCAAGGTCTTCTGCGTGCCGCTCGATCCGCCGATCTTGATCAGAATGCCGTCGTCCGCGTGGTGCACGATCGCATCGTCTGGCGCGTCGGTCGGCGGAGCGTTCTCGCTGTGCGGCGCGAGCACCGCGATCGCATCGTTCAGATCGTGGCGGCGCGGGTCCTTGTCGTCGACCATCCCGCCGCGGAGCTGGAACGTGGAGATGCTCGCCTCGCAGAAGTGCACGAGCACGAGGTCGCCGGCCTTGACCGGGAACGTGATCCGGTTCTTGCCAGGGCCCGAGTGCATGACGAGCACATCCTGAAGCTCGGGCACCGGCTCGGCGAGCTCGGTCTCGTCCTCCTGGAGATGTCGTGTCTGCAGGAGGAGCTGCACCGTCGCGGTCTGCTTCACCTTGTCGTAGCTCGTGATCTTCCCGGGCTGACAGGTGTGGAGCTCGGCCACGAGCGCCGCACGCGCTGTCGCGAAGACGTGCTCGAGTTCTGGATCTTCTGGGAGGTCACTCATCTAGGTGCACTTGATGTTGGTCTTCCAGTCGTCGCCGAACGTATCGCCCTGAGCCTGGAGTTCCTTGATCCGGAAGACGCCGTCGAAGCTTCGGCTCTTCAGCTTGATCTGTTCGCCCGGCAGCATCTCAGGCCAGAGCATCAGCTCGCACGTGATTTCCGACTTCTTCTTTGGGCTCGTCGGGATCGAGCGCTTCGGCGAGCCCACGAGGCCGCTCGTCACGTCGACCACGTAGGCCTCGCCGGGTTTCACGCCGCCCTCGGGCAGGATCTGGAGCTTGCCGTTCTGCAACGACCAGTTCAGCCCGATCGGATCGAGGACCTTGGATAGCACCTCGCGTGTCGGACCGTGGAGCGTGAGGCCGACGGCAAGCTGTTGCTTGACCTGCGGCAGCGCGAGCACATCGTTCGGGATCGAGATGCCGAGCGAGCGAGCGCATTCGCTGAGCACGAGGTCGAGGCGCACGGGCGACTTGTAGCTCGCGCGCATCCGGCCGTACTGGTAGGCGCGGCCGCCGTCGGCGACCTGGATCACCGTCTCCCAGTTCGCGCCCTTGAGCTCGCTGTAGGCGTTCATCACGTCGCCCGAGAAGAGGACCCGCGGGCCGGTGTCGCGATAGCCAGCCGCAAGCACGAGGCCCAGCGGCTTGCGATCGAGCAGCGCCTTCGTGTTGTCGTTGAGGTTATCGAGCGTGATCTTGCAGGTGTTCGGCTCTTTGCCGAGCGACCGCTTCACGTCGAATGCCATGCGTGGGCCTTCGCCGTTCACGTTGGAGAACTCGATCGCGTTGCCGGTGTTCTGGAAGAACTGCGGGTTGCTTCCGATGAATCCGGTCGCCCTCGAGACCACCGTGATGCGATAGACCCAATCGAAGAGGCGAGCCATCACGGCACCTGGTTGGCTCGATAGATCAGCTCGAGCACCGGGATGTACTGCACGATGCAGCGCGTGCCGACGCCGTCGAAGTCGAACTCCTGTTGGTTGCCGCTGAGGTCCACGGCGACGAAGACGCCCTCGCGGAAGAGGATGTGATCGTGGCGACGGCCGATGAACGCGCCGAGCACGACCTTGTTGTTCAGTCCGACGACGTTTTGTTGATCGTCGTAGATGTCGAAGTACCAGGCTTTCTCCGCACCGTTCCAGCGCACGTAGAACAGGTATCCACGAGCGTTGATGTCGCACGTGAAATCGTAGATTCCGACCGACGGAACGAACGGGATGACGATCGATCCATCGGTGACGTTAAGATCATCCGTCGACGGCATCGGCTAATGCTCCCCGTTCTTCGCGAGCGTCACATAGCTCCACTTGTCCTCACCCGGCGGCACGTGCGTCATCGGCTTGTCGTCGGTGTCGCGATTCCACGATTTTTCGTTGTAGTCGTAGTGGACCGGCGTGCCGTTGATCCGCGGCTTCAAGTCCGTCGAGGAGTGGGCGAACTGTCCGCCGGCAGCTCCGGCGCCGATCGCGGTGTACGTGTATCGCTCGGAGCCGAGCACCGTCGGCGTCAAGTAGCCATCCGGCTTCGCGCCGGTTCCCTTCACGTCGTAGCAGTCGAGGTTCACATCCTTGCGCGTGAAGATCGGCGCGCCGAAGGTCTGCGTATAGATCACGCGCTGAGATGGCGGCTGGCTCCAGACGTAGATCGGCTCGGCCAACGCGCCGACGAACGGCGTCGCAGGCAGCGCGCCCTTGCTCGTCTTCGGTCCCGTGTTTGGCACGGCGACTCGAACCGTCGTTCGCAGGTTCGTCACGAAGACGACCTGTTTGAACGAGCCTGTGAAGTGCGTGCATCGCCCCGTGTCTTTGTCGACTGGCGCGTTCAGCTTGACCAACGCCATGTTGATCAGCTTGCCGTAGCGCGGCGAGATGATCGTGACGAAGCGCTTGTCCGTGTGGATCGCGAGTAGCCGGCGATACCCTTCCGCGCTCGGCAGAGCTGTGCCGGAGTTCACGCGATCCGGTTCCTGCGCGACGATGCCGCGAGGCGTATCGCTGATGATGCCCTCGCACTCGTAGCCCATCGTCTTCACGAGCATGTTGTCAGACGCGTTCGATCCGGTCTCGATCGGATGCTCGGTGAGCTCGGCCTCGTGCTGCGGCTCTTCCTTCAGCGTGCAGTCGATCAGATAGCCGTCGATGCGAATCATCGGACGCCACCCTTTAGCGCCTCGTTGGCGGCCCGCATCTTCTCGGCCCAGGCCTTATCGATCTCGCCTCGAGCAGCCTTGCCGATCGCAACCTCGTCCATCTGCGCCGACGGATTGATCGTGAGATTCGGCGCGTAGGTCACCTGCACCGGAGCGCTGTTCTGCGTCGATGCGGATGGCGTGGTGTAGTTGCCGAAGACGCCGCCGAACGTTGAGAAGCTCTTCGCTTGATCCGCGCCGGCCTTGTTGTACGCCTTCACTTCTTCGGGCGTGGTCTTGTGCGTGAAGTAGTCGTAGAGCGCGATGAGCTGCTTCACGACGGGCAGCCCCTTGATCCACTCGAAGGCTGCCTTCGCCGCGGACTTGATCGCGTCCCAAGCCTTGCCGAAGGCGTGCTCGATCTTCTCCGGGATGGAGACGACCCATTCGCCGAGCTCTTCGAACTGGTTCTTGATCTCGGTGAGGAACTCGGACCACGTCGAGGTCGCCCCGTTGAAGTAGTCGAAGAGCTTCTTCAGCCCCAACGTGACCAAGGCGATCACGGCGACGATCAGGATGAACGGCCAGAACGCGATCGCCCACTGGATCGCCGCCTGGATCGCGAACGCCGCGATCGCTACGCCGAGGCCGATCAGGATCGAGTAGAAGACATCGGTGTGCTCGCGGAGGAACTGGACGGCCTTGAAGATGCCGCTTCCCACGGAGGAGATTCCATCCACGAGAGTCTCGAGACCGTCAGCAACGCCGTGTGCGATCGATGCGATCAGATCCTTGTTCGCCCTCGTCCACGCGACCATCCCGTTGACGATCGAGGAGAGCGCGGGCAGAAGCGCGGAGACGATCTGCGTCTTGAAGCCCTGCCACGCCGCGCCGAGACGCGATTGCTGGTCGTTGAACTCTTCGAACTTCTTCGCGGTCTCTCCGCTGACGACGATGCCGAGCTCCTCGGCTTCGTTGCGGAGCTCGACGATTCCCTTCTGCCCGGAGTTGAGGAGCGGGATCAGGCGCGCGCCTGACTTGCCGAAGAGGTCCATCGCGAGCGCGGTCTTCGTCGCGCCGTCGGGCATCTTCGAGAACTTGTCAGCGATCAGCTCAAGGTTCTGATCGAGCGACTCGCCCTTGAGGTCCTTCGCGCCGATGCCGAGCTTGACGAAGGCATCGTAGGCCGGGCCCGCGCCTTTCTTGACCTCTTGCATGTTGCGCGCGAGGTGCTCGAGGCTGATCTCGAGGTCCTCTTGCGGGATGTTCGAGAGCTTCGCGGCATAACCGAGTTCTTGGACCGCTTCGGTCGTGACGCCGATCGATTGTGCGGCCTTCACCGCATGATCGGCGACCTCGGAGACGCCCTTGACCATCTCGACGAGACCCTTCGCGGCCTCGTAGAAGCCGAGCGTCTCGAGGCCGAGCTTGATCCCTTCGAGGAGCTTGTCGCCCTTCTCGAACGACGCCTCATCTGGCGCGAGCCCAAGCCGGGCGATGAAGTCCGCGACGATGCTCACGGGACGACCACCACGTCTTCGTCATCCAGCGGCTCGCTGTGATCGAGAGCCTCGAGGAGCAGCACCTGTAGATCAACGTCGTCGATGCTCATCTCTTGGATCTCCGGCCACGTGGCCCATTGTGCCATCAACAATCGGTAGCCACGAGCGTAGCGATCGTGCTCGGGCTGGAGGTGCGTCAGGCGGCGGCGGTCTTTCCTTTGTTCTTGCCGGAAAATCCGGCGAGGTCGCTCCCGGGAAAAAAACGTCCGTAGGTCACCCGCCCCGCGTGAAAGACGATCGGTAGATAGGTCGACGGATAGGCGTCGAAGAGCTTCGCTCGATCGTTCGTCTTGCCGAGATCGAGGTTCTCCTTCTCGCCGTTGTCGCCGACCGGCGCGATCGCGGTGGTGGAGAACATCATCCGCGGCGCGAGCCGTTTCAATACGCCGTTGCCGAGCTGATCGGTGGCGAGCTGGATCGTCGGCAAGAGCGGGACGAGGAGGCCGGCCAGATCATCCGTGTTCATCTTCTCGGAGACGAGCTTCGCCAGCCCCTCGGCGCCGATGCTCGTGAAGAGCGCGTTCCCGATGCGCATCACGATCTGATAGACCTCGGCGAGGTCGTCTTCTGCCCTCTCGTAGGGCAGCGGTTTGGAGGCGACGATCACCTCGCCATCGGCGAGCTTGAGCTCCACTGCGGTGCGTTGCGCTGGCGGCATGGCGCCGAAGGTAACACGGGGCCTTCATTTCCCGCGAGCTGGGACGCGAGCCGGCGGCGCCACGCCGCTCCTGCGGTTCTTCCGGCCGCCGGCTCGCTCCGCGCTTACAGCTCGAGCTGTTGCGCGAGAGCTAGGAGCCTGCGCCGCCGGCGGTGATGTCCGCCTCGGGCAGATAGATCGTCCACTGCCGGCCGGTGATCTCCTTGCCGAAGTCGATCTTCGCGAAATCCTCGATGAACGCGTCCTTCGAGTTCACGACCGTGTTGCCGTTGAGGTCGTTGAGCTGGAAGACGCCGGTCGGGAAGAAGTTCTTCGCGGCGTTCGGCACCTTCTTCGAGAAGGCGTCGTTGGTCGGCGATCCCTGCACGAACGTTAGCGTCGCCTTCGCGAGCGTGTTCGCGTTGAGCACGGCGGAGAGTTCGCCGCTGCCGCCCACGTGGGTGAGCACCGCCTTTTCGACCTTCTCGACCGTGATGAAGACGCCATCCATCAGCCCTTCGAACGCGATGTTCATCAGGGAGCCGGTGACGCGCTTGGGATTGTACTTGTACATGGTCGGGTCCTCCTCAGAAGCTCACGGTTGCTTGGACAAACACCTTGTGGACCGCGCCGGCCAGCCGGAAGGAAAGCAGCCCATCCGGCAGCTCGCGAAGCGCGCGCACCGCGGGGTCGATGTCCGCGACCTTCGGGAAGGTGATCGACGGCGCCGGATCGTTCGGATCGTCGGGCGTGCCCGGAGCCATGATCTTGTGCGTCGTCGACAGCGCTTCCTGGATCACCAGACCCTTGATGGCGCCGATGTACATCGCGATGTCTTCATCGGTGTAGTCGACGATATCGTTCGAGGTCGAGACGCCGAAGCAGGCCGCAACGGTGTTCACCGCGACCCAATCCAGATCGACGGTCACATCGAGGAATGCGTACGTCGTATTGCCGACGGTGCCTTCCCACGTGACGTTCTTCCCGCCTTCGCTCGTGTACGCATTGGCGCGGCGCGAGAGGAGGTTGGTTGTCTGATCGGTATCGAGCGTCGACGGCTCGACGCCGATGATGGTCTTTCCCTTCGCCGTCCAGCGACCGACGTTCTTCGGCGCTAGCAAGCCCTCGAGCCCTGCCGACATGAACGCGGCCGGGCGCTGATGCCACTGGTAGAGCGTTCGCGTGTAGCTCAGCAAGAGGAGTGACTCGAGCGTGTCGGTCGGCGTATCCGAGCCGAGGCCCAGACCGCCGAGCTGCTCGATGGAGCCGCTCTCGTTGACGTCGACGACGTAAACTTTCTTGTTGGTCTCGACCCAATCCGCAACGGCGAGCACGTAGTCCTGGCTGTTGTAGAGCGTGGTGACCCAGTAAAAGGTCTTATCCTTCTTCAGGATCTCGTCGAGCTCGGCCGCGATATCGAAGTCGTCGTGCGTCTGCGCGATCGAAAGCAGCGTGTAGCTGTCGATCGCCACCGAGAAGAAGGCGAGCGCTGCGTTGCCAAGGATCTGGATCGTCTTCGTTCCGGACGATCCGATCAGCGTCGCGGTGAAGGTCTTGTCCACGATCGCGTTGATGCCGTTCATCAGCGAGGTTGCGATCGCATCGTTGGTGGCCGAGCCGCCAGACGTGATCGTGACCGTCGCCGCGTCGAATCCTTCGCCCTCTATATCGATCGTGTAGACGGTGCTGTTCTTCACCGATGCGATGCCGACTTCATACTTCTGGATCACCGCCGAGCCGCTGGCGCGGAGGAGCGAGATCTTCTTCGGCGACGGCGATTGCTGGAAGATGCGCTTCGCAGCATTCACCTCCGGCGAATCGGACGCGAACCCATCCGTCACCATGTCGGCCGTACGCGAGTACAGCTTCGTTCGGTTCGTGAAAAGGTTCTTGTGGGTGACAAGACCGATCAGTCCAAACCCGTCGATGGTCAGGCCCGAGTTGGTCACGATGATCTGAAACTCTACGAATTGATCGAGCGACATGACGTTCTCCTACGGGTTGACCACGACGGGATCGAGCGTCTCCTCGGTCCCGTCTTCCAGCGTTGCGACCGGCGTGATCGACACCTTGTCGATGCGGCCGATGGTTCGAAGCACCTCGGATGCGACGTACGCCGTGAACTGCACGATGACTCGCGGCTCGAAGATGCCGCCGAGCCGACCGGATGATTGCTTCGCTCCGCTCTCGATGTCAGCGATCGCGAGCGAACTCATCCCGATTCCGGCCTGATCCAGCTCATAGTTGTAGAGCGGCGCAGAGGCCAGCACGTCGGTCGCAAGCTGCATCGCCAGCGTCCCGCCCAGCTCTGGGTGCTCCGCGGTCTTCTCGCCGCCGAAGACCTGCATCTGGAACGTCACCTCACGGATGCCTTGAGCTCGCCGGAGATTCTCCTTACCGGCTCGCACGGCGGACGTGCGAAGGAAAAGGTGCAGCGTTCCCGTCCCTGCATCCTCGAGATCGATCGTGGTGATCGGGTTGCCAACGTAGTTCCCGCCCGTGTGCGCGAATGTGTCGGCGAGCTTGATGTCGTTGGCGGCGGTCTTGACCGCCCAGTAATTCGCATCCGGATCGAGCGGAGCCGGGACGATGCCGCCGATCGAGAGGATTCCGAAGGGGCCGTCTCCGTTGAGGAGCTCGTGCGGCGAGCCGCTGGTCAACGTGTCGGCGCCGGCGCTCGCGACAACTGCGATGAAGCCGGGCGTGCGTCCCCAGGAGATTTGATCGGCGAGCGGATTCGCTTCGCGGCGGACCCAATCGTGCGATGGCTGGAAGACCGAGGGGCACGAGATTTCGATGAAGGGCGGAATAGCGGGGCGCGCCACGCCCTCATCCGAGAAGAAGACGTGATCGGGATCGAGACCAGAGCCGCCAACGACCCAGGATTGCACCCCGGCCTTGATCGTCTCCCAGCTAATCGCCGACATCGAGGCGACAGTAGCAGCCGCGGAACCGTGCGCACAAGCACGCTCCAGCCACCGACGGAAAGCAGACCTGTCGCTCGTCGACGAAGGTCATTTCGAGTGCTTCTCGACTGCCCAGGTGATCGAGTTGAGAAGCTGCCCGGTATCCACGAGCGTGACCGATGATCCTTTGCGCGCGATCGTGCGGCGGCCGGCGGCGGAGTCAGCGAGCCGCGGCGTGACCATCTGCGAGGTGATCGTCTTCTTCACCGCGGCCGCGGCCCAAGCGCCGAGCAGCCCGAGCGCTTGCTCGATGTCGATGCTCTCGTTCAACAGCTTGCGCGCGAGCTTCTCGGTGAAGGCGACGAGTTCGCTACGCTTGAGCTGGAACGTCGGCACGAGAAACGGCCGCGCCGGAATACCAGCGTTCGGCGCGCCGAACTCATGGATCGCGGCGAGCTCGGCCATCGAGATGCCGCCGACGTGCCGCTTGTTTCCGATCACGCCGACGCGAACCTTCGCGCGCGCGATGCCTTTGATCTTCTGCCGGAGCTGGCGCCAGATGCGATCGTCCTTCGTGGTCTTCTGCGACGCCATCAGGCGAACCTCGAGGAGCGACGGATGCGCGCCGCGTTGCTCGGACGCCATGTAGTCCGCGGCCGCGCGCGACGATTCGTCGAGCTGCTCGCCGCTACGGCTTGTCGAGACGGTCGATCCATACCTTCCAGAATCGACGGTAACGCTTGCCGCGGATCACGCGCCACAATTCTCCCGCGCCGCCGGCGAGCGCATGCGTGCCGTTGGCGTCGGCGGTCTCGAGCAGAGCGGTCGGAGTGCCGATCGTTTGGACGACGAGCTTCGTGCCTAACCCGATCTTCGTCTCGAGGTCGAGCTCGGTCGTCACACCGTTCTCGAAGTGATAGACGATGGCAGGCCACGCGGATTCGTCGAGCGATCCTGCGCCAAAGCCGTCGGCGACGAGCTCGAGCGTCACGGCGTTGCCGTCGGGCCCGGTGATCGCCGATTCGATCACGCCGTCAGCGTGCACGCACCAGCTCGAGAGCTCGAGGTCGGCGGCGATTGGGTAGAGCGTGACGCGATCCGCATCGTGCGCCGGCCCGCGGGGACCTTCATCCTGCACGGTCCAAAGCTCGGCGCTCTTCGTGTAGAGGATTCGGCTCTCGGTGGTGAAGCGTCCACCGTTCTCCGCATCCTCGTCGGACCCGCTATCGGGACGGATGCTTGCGCGGATCCGGAAGTAGGTCTTTGCGCCGAAGGTCATGAGGCCGCCCGATAGCGCGCCCGCGGCGATGCGCGTCACCTGGAGCGATGGATAGGCGCCTTCGCCTCCCCCGTCGATGAACGTGTCGATCACGTCCTCAACGCCCATCACGACCCCGCTACGAATGGGAGCCGAGCAGCCGTCGAATTGACCATCATCTGGTAGGCCGCGCCGTAAGAGCTGCGATACCAGAAGGGGTCACCGTAGGGCGGAATCGGAGGCAGCGTGTAGCTCTGCTCGAGGTCGTCTTCCTTCTCGCCGGTTAGCACGCCTACATGTGGCCCGAGCGAGCCGAGGTGCGCCGCGAGGTAGATCCGCGTGAGCTTCAGCTTCGGGCTGTCCTCGCCGCCGGCGAAGAAGCCGACATCGAGCGTCGTGTTGACCCACCCGAGGATAATGGTCTGCGCGAGCGAAGTCACCGTGCTGAGCTCGCCGGCGATCGCCGTGACGTCGCTCCACGCGATCACGGCCACGCTAGTCTCGGTCCTGGATCGGATAGATCGCGGCCGAGACCGTGCCGGTGCTCAGCGTGCCGACCAGTGCGTAGGCGACTACGCGGGGGCTGTGCGGAACGCGCTTGCTGTAACCCGCCGATGCCGTGAGGTCGAAGGCGCCATCGCCGGCAAGGCCGAGCAGCCCGTCGTGGGTCTCCCAGTAGACGCGCTGCGTGTCCGCGCGATCGTGGATCGTGCTCGTGCCCGTGCCATCGGTCGTCAAGTCGATGAAGACCCCCGCCAGAGCGTCGGAGAGGCTCAACGCGGCCTTGAAAGTGTTCGCGTCGACCTTGATGGCCCAGATCGGAACGCTCGGGCTGAGGCCGCCTGGCAGCGCGCCGCCAGCGTTCGTCAGATCGAACGGACCGTCTCCGGTGAGGAGGCCGTGCGCGCTCTTCGTCAGCGTGTTCGCCGCGGCGGAACCAGTGATGGTCTGATCCGCGTAGACGAACGGATGCAGGCGGCCGCCGTAGAGCACGGCAGCCGTCACAGACAGAGCGCCCGTCGACCAGACCTCGAGTTCGAGCTCGGGCACGACCGAACCGCTGCGGTTCCACGTCGCAGGCACGATGCCGAAGCTCGCCGGCGGAAGGCCGAGCGCAGCCGCGGCCGCCGCGAGAGCGACCGCGTTGCCGGAACCGATTTCCTGGATGGGTCGCATCTGCTTTCCTTCGTTGCGGGGGACGGATTCGAACCGCCGACCTTCGGGTTATGAGCCCGACGAGCTACCAGGCTGCTCCACCCCGCATCATCGGGCGCCATCACAGCGCCCATGAGTCGCTCCTCGATCAGTGCGTATTCATGTAGCGGCAGGCAACCGGATACCGGTTGACGACGCCACCGCACGAACCGAACGCCGGGATCACGTAGCCAAGTCCCTCGGCCTGCGGAGGCAGGCTGGTGAACTCGGTCGGGACCACGGCCGAGACCGCATCCGGGTCGCGCGGGAATGCGACGTGGCGCGGCGTGTTCGCCCCGCCGGCCGCATCGCCCTTCCACCACTCCTCGATGGACTCGATCCAGGGGTTATTCTGGATCGCGTACTTGAGGATCGTCGTGTCGGACGTCGTCGAGCGCGGCGTGGTGGCCGCGATCGCGTAGTCCTTCGACGGCGACAGGATGGCGAACTTCGGCCAGACGACCGAAGAGTCACCGGCTTGCTTCAGGCCGGCGCGGAGCTCGGCGATCAGCAAGTTGTAGTCGGCGAGGATCTCCGCCGGCGGGGTATTCGCCAGCCAGTCCTTGCCCGTCGTCGTCTTCGTCGTCGCGGTCGTGCTGTTCACGTTCGGCAGGTTGTAGATGCCGACGATGCCGAGGTCCGCTTCGCCGAAGGCGAGCAGGTCATCGACCTCGAAGTCGACGGCGCGCTTCGCAGCGTTGACCGTCATCTGATCGAGCGGCACGCCGACCTTCGCGGCTTGCTGGATCTCGCGGACGGTCCAGCCGTATTCGGTCGCGATCTGCTTGATCGTGACCGAGCGCTCACCGCCACGCACGCCGACGCGGTTCTGATCGTTCGCGTTCGGGCCCGAGGCCTTCGCGCGACCGGTCCGTTCGTACATGCGCCAGGTGTAGACGTTCGACGTGGGGTCGACGCCTTCCTGGTTGGGGATGTATCGCCGAGCAAGCATGCCGGAGAACAGAACCTGGTAGGGCTTCTGATCGATCGACTCGAGCTGGCGAAGGAAGAACACGGTGTCGTCGCTATCGAGGCGATAGCCGGCCGGCATCCGTGCATTCATCTGATGGAATTCGAACATGGTCTTCTAGTTCTCCCTTCCGAACTCAGGTGTCGGCCGTGGTGAGAGCGCGGTTTGCGAGATCGATCTCGAGGATCAGCACGGTCCCCTTGACGCCCGTCGTCTTCCACCGCGCCCAGGCGGAGATGTCGAGCGTCTTGTTCGTGACCGGCGCAGCGCCGGCCTGACCGATCGTGTAGCCGGAGTTCGTCGCGTAGCAGACGTGCACTTCGCTGCCCTTCACGATGTCGGTGTTCGCGATGACGTAGACACGTCCCTTCGCGAGCACGCCGAACGTGGCGAGCGGCTTCAGGCCGTCGGCTGCGAGCTCCGTGAGGCGCTCGAATCCGTGGCTGTGCGTGACGATGCCCTTGATGACATCGGCCGCGCTGTGCATGAGGAGCGCGCCGTCATCGGCCGCGCCCTCGCACACGAAGGCGCCGAACGGGATCGACGCCGACGACTCTTCGGAGGTCGCGGTGTCGACGCTCGCATCAGCGTTCGACTGGAAGTCGGCGAGCTGGCCGACCATTCCGATCGGCTGGGTCGCATCGACCGTGGTTTGCGGGATGTTCGCCATGGCTCACTTGCCTCCTGCAGAAGCGCCGCGCGGATCGTTGCTGAGCGGCTGCTTCCACGCATCGCGTGCCGCCAGGGTGTTCTTCTCTTTGGCGTCGGTGCGCGGCGCATGTGCGTTCGCTTGCGACGTCGCGAGGATCTCGGAGACCGCCGCGAGGCTGCGCGCGTTCTTCGAGGCCTGACCGACGACGTAATCGAAGATGCCTTCGATCTTGCCGTCGGGGACGCTCGCGCCGACATCGCAAGCGCTATCGAGGCGCTTCACGACTTCGACCATGACCTGACGATCGGTGAGGTCGTCCATGCGGAACGAATCACCGAGGTGGATCATGCCGATGCGCTCGAGCTTCGCGCGCGCCTTGACGGCTCCGCGGAAGGTCGAATCGAAGCGCGTGACTTGCTGTTGCAGCGAGTCGGCGCGCTCCTTTTCCTTCTGCACGGCCGCCGTCTCGCCAGCGGTAACCGCCGTCGTGATCTTGGCCTGGAGCTCGGTGATTTGTTTCTCGGCGACTTGGAGCTTGCCGTCGGCGCTGTCCGCGCGATGGGTCTCCTCTTTCGCCTTCTTCTCCGCCGTGTCTGCTCGCTCCTCGGCGGTCTTGAGCTGCGCGTTAAGCGCGCGGATAGTTTCCTGCTGCTTCTCGGGATCCATGGCTCCTCCGCCGTGGTGATTGACTCCAGCGTCGAACCGTCCGCCGAACTCCTTCGCGAAGCCGGTAGTGTCGACGCCAAACTTTTTACCGGCCGCTACAATCTTGTTGTAGGCCGTCTGCTTCGACGCGGAGTCAGGAAACTTTTCCTGATTGAACCGCGCCATTGCGCCGCGCACGTGCACGGCGTCGTTGATCGGCAACCCGCCGTCGGGGGCCGCGAAGGACTTCGCCGGCAAGTTATTCCGCTCATCGGCAGTGAGTTCGGCATCCATACGGACGCGAGCGGTGCCAGCGCGGCCGCGGCCGACAGCGGTCGCGATGTGGTTGTAACGGATCATCGTCTGGCGAACGTCGTACTCGCCATAGACGGGATGCACACCCGGAGACATGTCGAGACGGCAGGCATAGCCGGCCGAGACCTGAACGTCTCCGGCTTCGATCGCATCGATCGTCGGCCGCTCGGCGATCATCAGCGACGTCATGATGTGGTTGTCATCGCGAGCGACGCGTTCGCCCGTCATGCCGACCATGTATTTTTTTGCGTTGTCCGCGGTGAGCATCGTCGGCGGATGCTCGTGCGTCACCGGAACCTGCGACGCACTCTCCATCGACGCCGGGTCGAAGACTTCGGAGTCCTCGCGGAGCTCCTTGCGGATGCCGTTCGGATACGCTTTATCCGGGTACGTGAAGATGCCAGGGCGCGTGATGTGAGCATCGACTCGCAATCTGCCGTCGGGAAGTCGCTTCGGAGGGCGAAGCGTTCCGACGTCCGTGCGGAACCCGTACTCGAACACGAAGCCAAGCTAGCACCAGCGAACACCCGGCCACAAGCCCCTACCCACTAGGCGGCTTCGCCAGCGTCGTCGGCGTCATCAGCAAGATCGTCAGCTTCGTCGAGGATTGCGGTGAAGACTGGCGTCGCTCCGCACCGACAAGAGATGGGAGTTCCTGGCAAGCCTTCGCTCGGCGGATCCTCGTAGGTGAACTCTTGGCCCTGTAGAGCTTCATGCTCGGGACGCACGCGCTCGTCGCCGGCGGTGTCCCAAATAAACGACTCGATGCCCAGCTCTTGATGGCGCGCTGCGTTCAGTTGGCCGTTGAGTTTTCCGATCTGATCGCGCGCGATCAGTCGAGCGTGTCGTTCGGAGATGCCGAAGCGATCCTCGATATCGTCAGCGAGTTCCTCGTGACGCGTGCCGCTGGTCAGCGCGCGCGTGACCATCTTCGACACCTCATCCATCGAGTTGTTGCCGAGCGATTCGATCAGCGAGACGTTCTCGGCGACGTAGTGCTCGATCAGCGCGGGAACGCGCTTGTCGACCGTCGCAATGTCGATGCCGAGCGCGGCGCGCGCTTGCCGTTTCAACTGCGCGGAGTTCGCGCTCGAGGTCTGCGCTGCGAACTTCTGCGCGAGCGTTTCGATCTGCGATGGATGGATCATGTCCTGGAGACGTTGCTTCGCTCCTTCGACCAGCGCGCGCGCTCGCATCCCTTCGCCGGCATCCATGCGGCGCGCGATGATGCCGCCCTCGTGAGCATCGAGCGCGAGGACGAAGTCGACGAGCGGATAGCTGTCCATCCCGCCGTAGAATCGCGGGTCGTTGTATTGGCTGAGGTAGGCGTTGCGAGCGTCCTCTTCTCGCGCCCACCCGAGCATGATCTTGTCTTCGTCGTACTCGGTCCAGATATCCTCCGTGCTGATCTCGGTGCTGTCCGAGCTCGGGCGCATCTGGTGAATCACGAAGACCCAGCTCTCCGGATCGGCATCCGCGGGCGCGGCCGGCGCGATGTACACGTCGACGTCCTCGCCATCGTTGCCGAGCACGCCGTCGATGAAGCCGTAGTCGTACTTCATGATCGTCGATCCGGCCGTGCCGTCGGGCTGGACCCAATGGCGAACAGACCCGACTGGATTCTCAACCACGACGGTGAAGCCACACACCTGGCGAAATTCATTAAGGCTCTCGCCGTCGAGATCCCAGTCGAACCGCTGCGCCGTGATTGCATCGCCGCGCGCCGTGGCGGCGGACGCGAGCAAGCTCGGAAGAGCCTCGAGCAGCGGCTTCACAACTTCGCGCATGCGATGCACGATGCCGGTGAGCGCAGCGCCGTACGATGTCTCGACCGCCTTCGGCCACTGCGTTCTCGGAACCCTTCTTCGCCGAGCTGCGGTCCCGATCGTGCGATGCATGTGCAGCATCGCCGCCGTCTGCTTCGCCGCGTGCGACGGCGCCGCGTCCCGTCGCGCACGAATCGATCGCGCGGCCGCGTCGTGCAGCTCGACCGCGTCCACGGATTCCGGCGATAGGCCGTGCAGCACGTCGTCGCCTTCGATCAACGGCACGATTAGCCTCCGGACGGGCCGTTGGCGCTCGAACCACGCGGCTTGATCATGCGTTGGTGCGCGATCACAGGGACGGTCTTACCGCTGATCGGGCCCGGCGGCTTAGGCGTCGGAGGAGCTGAGGATCGCATCCCAGGATCCGCAGGCGTGCCGGGCGGCGCGGTCTGTGCGGCCTTGTCATCTGTCGCCGCCGCCGGCGGAGCTCCTCCGGCCGCAGGCACGTATCCCATCGCCGCGAGCGCCGCAGGATCGGGCGTCGCGTCGAGCTCGGCTTGCTGCGCATTCCAAGCGTCGTCGTCGAGCGTGATGGTGTTGTTGTAACCATCGCCGGCCCAGCGGCCGCGCACCTCTTCGTTGGTTAGCGTCTGGCGATCGAGATACGAGCCGTCCGACTGCGCGTGCAGCCAGCGCGTCTCCGCGACCTCTTTCTCCGTCGGCGTCCAGAGCGGATTCCACTCGGCGCTCCAGATCTCCGGCTCCTTGCCATCGAAGGGACCGTCGATCTGCAGGATGAGGAAGCGATAGCACTCCTCGAGCAGCGGCGTGACTTCCTGCTCGGCGCCGCGAACGCGGTCATACATGAACTCGCGATCGCCTTCGCTCGAGGAGTCGAGGCCACTCGAACTCTCGCCGAAGAGCAACGCGATCGGAAGATCGGCGGCGAACGCCAGCCGAGCTTTGAAGCGATCGAGGATATCGGGGAAGCCCGACATCGGCGTCTGTTCGCGCGAGAAGGAGTCCTTCGCGTCGATGACTACCATCTTCATGAAGGAGCGAATCAGGTCGATCTGTGCGAGGCGATCGCGAGCGATGCGATCCTGATCTTGGATGATCAGGTTGCCGAGGCCGTCGATCTTGAGCACGGCCTGAGCGAAGTCCTGCATCAGCGATGCGGCCGCGCCCCACGTGAGACCGAAGTCCCGGATCACATCGCGGATCGCGGTGATGCAGTTGTCGCCCCAGCCGTATCGATTGCCGGCTTGATGGAGGCGGCTGACCTTGATGCCCTGGAAGATCACGAGGCGGCTCTCGTGGATGATCGCCATCGTCTGCTCGGACGGCTGGCCGCCTGCGAGCACGGGCACGAAACGATACGTCTCGGGCTGTCCGAACTTCGGATTGGTGAGGTCCGTGTACCAGGTCACCGGGTAGAGTTCGCGCGGCTCGAGGACGTGGAAGGCGAGCACCTTCGTGATCGCCGTCGGATTGAGCGGCTCGCTCAGATCGCCTTGAGCTCCATCGATCACCGGGAAGAGAGCTCCGCCGCCGTAGGCTCGCTTGAACTCGAGCGCTTGACGGAATCGAACATCGAGCTGGAGCTGCTCGGCCTGCGCGCAGATTTCCTCCGCAGCTTCCTGATCGTCGGGGACCTTGATCTTGTATCCCGGCCGCATCATCTCGCGCGGAAGGATCTCGATGATGCGCTTGGTCACGTCGTCGCCGAGCCATTGCTCGCGCACTTCGAGATCGGTCATCGGGAACCACGACATGAAGCCGCCGCTTCGCTTGTCGAGCTTGGTTCCTAGCCCGGTGATGACGTTCCCCCAGCCGTCGTTCCGCTGAACGTTCCGGCTTCGCGCGTCCATCCGTCCGAGCAGGCGGCCGATCCAAGACATGAAGCGACCCTAACACGGCGAGGATCGCCGTCACATGGGGTCCTATTTACCAGCGCGCCGCGAGCTTCGCAGCGTTCGCGACCTGGAGCTCGCGCAGCGCATACACCATCGCGTCGACCTGATCGTCGTGCTTCGCGTCTGGGCTGAAGGTCGTCACCTCGTCGATCCACACGTTGATCCACGGCGCGTGCGCCGGCAGCACGATCGCGCCGCTCGCACAGATCGGTTCGACCGTCGCGGCACGCGCGAACTTCCCGCCCTCCGGCTTCACCGCGATGATGCCCGGCATCTCGCGCATCAGAGTGTCGAGGACCGCGTGGCCGTTCGCGGCTTCTTCAACGAGGCATTTCGCGAACGGGAAGCGAGAGCGCATCTCGCGGAGCGCCTTCGCGGTCTCGGTGTAGCCCTCTTGCTTGCGCCACTGATCGATGAGGTAGCGATCGCCGCCGAGCGAACCCCACACCTGGATGACCGCGTAGTCGGACTTCGTGCCGGCCTTGAACGATGCATCGAGCGTGATGACCATCGCGTTGAACTTCTCGGGCAGGATCGTCCAGCGGCGCTCGAAGTAGGCCCGCTTGAACATCGAGCTCGAGTCGTCGTGCGGCCGCTGGAGATACTGCGCGGCGAAGGCCGTCGGGCCGAGGTCGATCCGCAGCGCATCGAGCGCGCTGTTGCCGAGGAGCTTCCACAGCGGCTCGCCGACCTTGCGGGTGTCCCTCCACACCAGCTCGCCCAGGTCATCGTAGAGCTCGCACGGCTCGATGCCTTCCTCGAGCACGGCGGGCAACGTGAGGATCTTCCAGTTGCGTTCGATCGGAAGCGACATCGGATCATCGACGATCAGACGCTGCCCGATGATGACGCGCGGATCGTTCTCGGGATCCTCGAGGCGCGACGGAAGCATCGTGCCGATCCACTCGAGCGCCTCGCGCTTCTTCGGCGTGCTGTGCACATCGCCGCCGGCGAGAGCGTCGTCGATCACCTGGAAGGTGCATCGCTCGCCCATCGACTTGCCGCCCGGCGAGACGATCATCCGGCGGCCGCCGCTCGAGAACCAGTAATCGTCTCCTCGGTTGGCGTCGTCTCGGATCGTCCAGACGTTGCCGGTGAGTTCGCGATACCACCGAGAGGTGATGAGGTCCCGGCAGCGCCGACTATCGCGAACGGCGAAGCCGTGCGAGTAGGAGCCGCACATCACGCGCGCCGCGCCGCCGAGCCGGAGCTCGAGCCAGGCCGGGAAGCTCACGACGCCGAGCAGACTCTTCGAGACGCCCGGAGGGCAGGCGATGCCGAGCCGGCGGATCCGCTTGTCACCGACGGCTTGGAGCGCAGCGGTGATCGCGGTGAAGGCGATGCTCTCGGCGAGCGGCCGCGTCGGCTCCATGATCGGCCACGCCTCGCGCGAGAACCACGCAAAGCTGCGGCGGCCGAGCTCCTTTCGCGCAGCGAGTTGGAGCTGGGCCAGCTTCGTCGCCGAGATCTTCGCCGTAGCGACTGCCATCCTCAGCTCAAGCTAACACGCAGCCGCGCGCCGGCGCCGCGCGACATCTGCTCCAAGGTCCTCCGCGACAGGTACACTTCGGGGATGCTTTCAATCCTCGCGCTCATCGCTTTCGTGATCGGCCTCGTCGTCTTCTGCTCGGCCGAGAAGACAATACCGAATGAGCTCGGGAAGATGATGATGTGGTGCGGCTTCCTCGTGCTGCTCGCGCTCGCCGGAGGCTGGCACGCCTATCCGCTCCGGTGATAGCTTCGCGGCATGTCCAAAGGATTTCAGAAGTGCGAGCCCAACGAGTTCGGCGTCCTCCAAAGCACCTACATTTGCGAGGCTGAAGGATGCGATTGCGAATTCAAGATCACGCCAGCGCCGACTCCGGTGAATGAATATCCGATGTACTGCGGCGGCAAGGGATGCATCTCGCGCACGTACGGATCGACGGACGGCCCGCACGCACCAGCTTACGAACCGTGGACGCCGTCGAAGTGGTCGGGCGCGGCGTCGCCATTCGCAGCCGATAGCCCAGCCGCTACCTGAACTGGAGGGCGAGCATCGTCTCGCCGTCGCACACGTGCTCGACTGGTTCGCCGCCGATTGGAAGCTCGCCCTTCACTGCGGCCAGTGTTTAGCGAGCGCGTTCTGGGCCGTCTTCAACGCGACGTCCTTGTTCATGACGCGACGCGCGTGCTTGAACTCGCGATCCAGATAGCCGAGCGCATCGGATAGCGTAGGGCCCGAGCTCGAGGGCTCCGGCGACGGAGCGGGCGGCGCGGGGACAGGCGTCGGTCCCGGAGGAGCAGGCGGCGCCGGCGGGTTGACGATCGGCTGGACGTTGCCGCCCATCGCGTTGAAGGCTGCGATCAGATCGCCCCAGGCCACGCCATCCGGCGACTTCTGGATCGCAGCGACGAGCTGATCCTGGTTGAGGTGCACGAGGAACTCGCCGCCGGCGGAGTCGATGTTGTACTTCGCGAGCGCCTTCCACGTCTGCTTCCCGTAGAGACCCCACGTGTCGATCCAGACACCATCGGTGTCGTAGTCGACGATCTGATAGCAGTGGCCGTTCTCGTCGTTCGGCTTGCCGGCGACGTCCCACTTGAATCCATCCGCACTCGGGAACGGACTGATCCACGCATCGGGCAAGCTCGTGCCGAGGTCCCCGACCTCGAAGAGATAGATCGCAGTCATCACCTCGTTCTTGTCCGCGGCGTTGATGGAGACCCAGCCGACGTCCTTCGAGCCGTCGGCGTAGCCGACCTGCACGCCGTCGTTCGCGGCGACGGTCATGTCACAGCCCTGATCCGTCGAAGGATCCTTCGGATCGTAGCCGCCGATGCGCTCGTACTCGGTGAGGATCTGATCCTTCGAGTAGACGAACGGCGAGCCTGTCGAGAACCCCGTGAGTTCGCCGATGCGATGGCCGCGGCCTGCGATCACGCAATCGCCGAGCGTGTCGTTCAGGAACATCTCGCGCAGAGACTTGTCCGCCTTCGCGCGGCGATTCGTCGTCGCCGGAAGATCGATCGCGGTCCGCAGGATGTTGCGGAGCTTCACTGCGTGCGCTGGATGCTTCGGCCGCTTGCGACCGCCGAGCACGATGTTCCTGTTCAGATGCGGTGCATGAACGATGTGGGGCATGGCTCGGAGCCTACGCTCGCGAGAGCTGCGCCCACAAGAGGAGGATTGACTCGGCTGGAACCGCTCGGCCACGAGATGGCATGTCGCAACGGCCCGGCTTGTTAGCGGCATGGCATGTCGCAACGGCCCGTGCAGTTCTCGGATCGCGGAGGCATGTCGCATCGTCCAGCCGAGCGTTGACATGGCCAGTCGCGAGGAGCCGAGAAGAATCGACTCTGATCGGCTTGTCGCAGTGGAGCGCAGGAGATCGAGTAAAAATGGCTCGTCGCAACGATGCGATCCGAAGTTGCTTGGCTTGTCGGCTGAGATCGAGTTCGCATGTCGCTCCGAGCTGGCGTTCGCTTGAATAGGAACGTCGCGTCGACACGATAGGTGGGTTAGCGTTGCAACGTCGCTCCGTGAGGAATTGGCTCCAACCGGCATGTCGCGGAGGTCGAGCTCGAGAAGATCTGATCATGCTTGTCGCGCTGCGTGGAACTGGCTCTGCTCGTCACGCGGAGCTGGCCGGAATGGGAGTGCATGGAATAGGCTCGTCGCTCTGATGTCGCCAGGGTCGCAACGGCATGTCGCACAGGACTCGCTCGCGCCGCACCGACTCGGCCGGCCTTGTCACCGAGGCTCGAGATAGACGAGGCATTGCCAGTCGCCGTGGACGGTCGTGAACAGAATAGGCTTGTCGCTCCGGATCGGTGAGCGTCGACTCGGCTCGTCGCGGTGAGTCGAACGGGGCAGAGCGCGAGACGTGAACGCTTGGGTCGAATAGTCGCGCGGAATAGAACGGCGACGGGGCGACTTGTCGCTCTGGTTGGATTTTATTCGAGCGGGAACGTCGCGCTGGCGGAGATAGACAGCGCTCGGTTGGTCGCGCAGGTTATGGTCGAATAGCGTGGGCCCGTTCCGTCGCGCAGGCGAGCACGGGATCGCAGTGGGTGGGCCTGAGACGGATTGTCGCTTCGGAACGAGATGTCGATGAATCGCGACGAGACGTGTCGGCATGTCGCCGTGGATCGGGCCCGAGCGGCTTGTCGCCTCGGCGCGCCGCGGCGTGCAGGTGCTCGAATAGGAACGGCCAGTCGCCGCGGGACGGACGGATCATGACAGTCGCGTCGCCGTGATGGGAGAAGACGCGTGTCGCAGCGGCATGTCTCTGCGAATCGATTCGATACGGATGGATACGTCACGCAGGCGCGAACCAAGCTGCACCGATCTTGACCGTCGCTCCGGCTCGGAAGGAAAAGACAGGGCTGGTCGCCTCGCGTCGATCAGCGTCGGACCGTCCCGTTGGCTTCGGATGAGAAGGCTGAGATCGAACCGTCGCGCTGGAAAGAGTCTGCTCGCGTCGGCTTGTCGCGAGGGCGACGGAAGGGCTGAGCTCATTTGTCGCGGCGGCTCTGCTTCACCGGAAAAGGCCAGTCGCGATGAGAGGAGCGAACTCGAGAGGTTCAGAATAGTCGCGAAGGCGCAGCTCGAGGACGCGCAGACAGCCGCTTCGCTCTGTCGATGCCTGGCAAGGCAACGCTCGTCGCATGGATGTGCGGAGAAGTGGAACCGACAGTCGCATCGGAGCGGATCGTCTCGCGCAGAGCTTGCCCGTCGCGTTGTCCACGAGAAGGCCAGGAAAGAATTGAATCGTCGCAATGGCACGCGATGATCGGACCAGAAAGGGGTAGTCGTAACGGCAAGGCCAAGCGTTCGTAGGACCGTCGCAAGGAGCCGAGGCGGAATCGATAGTCCCGCGGGGAAGGCGAGCTCCGGCTGTGCGGGTCGCAACGGCTTCAGATGGTGGTGCTGGCGTTCGCTCGTCGCTACAACTCGGCGGGATCGGATGGGGGCTGCGACGGACTGTCTTCCGCCTGCATCCCGACCACTATCATGAACCGCGGCCGCTTGGCCAACGCAGATCGCAACGTCAGGATCAGCATCACGAGCTCGTCGCGTGCTCGTTGTCCGCGCTGGCTCATCGACTGCCGGGGAGGCATTTGGACGATCGCGATCGAGTCGCGGGTCTTCTTCGACATCATCTCCGCACCGTTCCGAGCTTCGCGTGGATGAGGAGGTTCTCGGCAAGCCAGCGGCGCGACTCGAGATCGCTCTCTGACGAACTCGCGCTCCTGCCGTCATAGCTCGCGCGGATCCCGCGCTCGTCAGCGCGGCCGTGCTCCGCGAAGAAGGCTTCGACATCGCCATCGGAAAGCTTCAGCACGACGAACGGGCACTCCGCGGCGTGCGGTTCGCCCGGCTTCGCATTGCACCACTGGTTGTGCATGCAATCGCCTTGATGGATCGTGGTGATCGGCATCTGGTCTTTCACGTGAGGTCGACAACATGGCCGACCTTGATATGGAAGTGCGCGTTGCATCCTCCGTTGATTTGCACCGATGAGCTGCCGGCAACTAGTGTCACATCGTCGAATGACGATCCATCCATGCTCCATCGCCCGGGAATCGGTGTCACCGTCTGCGGCACGTGCGGCTGCCAGATGATGACGGAGTGCACGCCGATGTCCGAGCCTCCGTTCTCGAGCCAGCACTTCGGACAGGAGAAGCGCATTCCATCTGCGTCGGCCCATGGAACATCTTCGGTCCAGCCGACAGGATCAGCGCGTCCGCAGGTGTGCGGGTCGAGAGCTGCCAGCGGAATCGGAATGCTCACGCGCTGGTGTCCTCGCGTCGGAATGATTGAAGATCTGATACGACGTATCCGGCGGCAGCATCGAGAGCGCGCCACTTCTTCGCGTTCTTTCGATTCGTATCTGAACGATGAATCCACTCGCCGCTGTGATCCTGAACCCACCAGACATACAGCCGCGGAACGGGCTGCCTCACAGGATTTTGTCCGAGATGCAGCCGGCCGCGTCCTGCAACGACCAGTAGAGATCCGGCGATCGCAAGCCACTACCTTGAAGCAGCGCCGTCCATTCATCGGCGTTCGATGGAGCGAACGGCGGCGGCCGCGTGCGCACCTTATCCATCCAAAGCGAGACATCGCCCAGCGATGAACTCGACACAACCGCGCGCAGATAGATCGCGCACAGCACGAGCTGTTT